GCAGTACTTTTACTTGTAGCAGTTGCTGTAGCCTTATCAGTTTCGTATGCAGTTGTTGTATCGTAAACAGTAGTTGTATCTGTTGCATACGAAGTATTTGTAGCAGTTGCTTTACTAGTGTCTGTCGTTCTAGTAGTTGCTGTAGCATAAGCAGTCGTTGTATCAAAAGCTGTTGCAGTTGCATACGTTGTAGTAGTATCGTATACAGTTGTCGTATTTGTAGCGTATGCAGTTTGTGTAGCAGTTGCAAAAGCTGTTGTTGTATCATACGCAGTAGTAGTAGCTATTGCTGTGTCTGTAGTTTTAGTAGTTGCTGTAGAACTAGTAGTATCTGTAGTTGCTGAAGTATTAGTATCAAAAGTTGTGGTAGTACTTCCGCTTGTAGCTATTGTAGTATCAGTATCATACGTTGTAGTTGTGTCAAACGTAGTAGTTGTATCATACGTTGTAGTTGTATCAAAAGCAGTTGTTGTACTTCTACTCGTTGCTGTAGCTCTGTCTGTATTATAAATAGCATTAAAGAATGTCATTAAATCTGTACTACCTGTTGTATTTACTTTTACAACAGCGTAATTTACAAATTTGATAGTACCATCAGCTGCCTTTATATGCACCTGCTTTGGTGTCTCTATCGAATCTCCATCCCAAATCTTGAGAGTCATTTTCTAGTCCTCTCCTATTATACAACGTACCATACATGACCAGTTCTTTTACCGCTTCCTGATGTTGGTGCAGAAGTTGTAATAGTAAATCTGTCTGAATCAAAGTCAGTCATTGCTACTTGTTTCATTGTTCCGTTATCGTTGACTACTAATCTGTCTCCGTCTGCAAGTGTTGTAGAACTAGCGGCAGTTCCTCCGTCCATTATATTTAACTCTGCCGCAGTAGCATCTACCGCTGCTAATTTTGTAAAGTCTGCTTGGACTAAACCAGAAACACCATCTAACAAGTTTAATTCTGCCGCAGTACTTGAAACTGCTGTACTTCCTAATACTAATTGTCCGTCTGGAATAACTGCTCTAGCCGCACCACCAAGAATTAAGTCGTCTTCTGATTCATCCCATAGCATATATGCACTAGCAGTAGCACCAAAGAATTTAACATCGTATCCTGTATCGTCAACACCTACAGTAACAGTATTATCTATTTGTACTGCTCCATCAATATCAACAGCATCTAAATTAGTTGTGCCATCTATGTCTGCATCACCTGAAATATCTAAACTTCCTGCATCTAATTCGCCAGTTAAAGTTACATTTCTAAACGAACCTATATCTTTATTGCTATCTACAACAACCCCAAGACTAGCAGAAACTGTTCCTGCTGTTACTCCATCAAGAACATTTATTTCAGCAGGAGTAGCACTAATTTGAGTTGTAGTAGCCGCAGCTAAGACTGGAATATATCCGCCTTGATTTATTAAATATTGTGTGTGATCTGATGTAGGATCTACTATAGAAAGAGTAGTTTCGTTTGCGTCCGCAGTTGCTCCTTCAAAAATAATTGCGTTCTGCGCATTCATTGTAACAGTATCAACAGTTGTTGTTGTACCTGCTACTGTAAGATTAGGAACTAGTAGTTCTCCTGAACTTGGATTGTATCTTAATGCTCCTGTATCGTCTAACAAAACATTGCCTGTTCCTTCATCATGGAAGACTACAGGGAAATTAGTGTTTGCTGTGCTATCTGTAACTGTTACTTTAGACGCAGTACCTGTTGTGTCCTGGTTTAGTGTTCCAATTACAAAGTCAAGTGTGTTGTCTCCGTCTTCATAAGTAACTGTAATACCAGTTTCAGTGTTAGAGCCAACCATTGCGCCAACTGTGTCGGCAATGTATTCATTTAAAGCTACATCGTCTATTGTTATCGCGTCAGCTTCTAATGTTCCGTCTATATCGGCATTTCCTGAAATATCTAAACTTGTTGCGTCTACTTCTCCTGCAACAGTTACTACACCACTTGACAATGTTATTAAATCTGTATCTCCTGTGTGTCCAATAACTGCGCCATCAATTACAACATTATCAACAGTAAGTGCTGTAAGAGTTCCAAGACTTGTAATGTTTGTTTGTGCTGCTGTATTTAGCGTACCTGCTAATAGTGTAGTAGTTAATAAACCACTAGAAGGATTATAGGTAAGTCCAGTATCGCTTTCTGCTCCTTGACTTCCAGTAGCACCATCTACAAAGATTGGGTATACTGTTTCGTCTGTGGAGTTATTAGCTGAAATTGTAATGTTATCAGCAGTTCCTGTAGTGTCTTGGTTAAGTGTACCAACTGTAAAGTCTAATGTATTGTCTCCATCTTGATAAGCTACAGTTATTCCTGACTCAGTATTGCTTGATACCATCGCACCAACTGTATCAGCTATGTATTCGTTCAGAGCTGTTCCGTCTACTGTAATAGCATCTGCTTCCATAGTGCCATCAACATCTACATCAGTAGAAACAGTTACACTACCTGTTACCGCTAAAGTACTACCATTATATGTTAAACCTGATTCAGCATCTAGTTCTGTTGTTGTAGCACCTACTGTAACAAGTTCATTCTCAGTAGCATTATTAAGTGCTGTAACTGTTCCTGTAGCTACAAAATCAAGAGTATTGTCTGAATCATCGTAAGTAACTGTAATATTTGTCTCAGTATTAGAAGTTACCATTGCTCCTACAGTATCTGCAATATATTCGTTTAATGCAGTTCCGTCTACTGTATAAGCATCCGCTTCAAGAGTTCCGTCAATATCTGCGTTACCACTTATATCTAAAGTAGCAGAAGTAAGCGCACCACCTATTGTCAAATTACCTGAACTAGGATTATAAGTAAACCCTGTGTCTGTCTCTCCTCCTTGACTTCCTGTCGCTCCGTCTACAAATAGTGGATATACAGTTTCGTCTGTAGAATTATTGGCGCTAACTGTAATAGACGTTGCTACGTCTGCTGTGCCTGTAACATCTCCTGTTAATGGACCAGCAAAAGCATCAGAAGTTACTGTACCATCAAAATACGCATCTTTAAATTCTAAAGAACTTGTTCCTAAATCAATATCATTATCTGTAACAGGAACAATAGCTCCATCTTGTATTCTAATCTGTTCTACAGCAGCACTAGAAACCTCTACAAAGAATCCCCATCTATTATTAGAGTCATCTACTACTATTTTATTAAGGAAATCTAAATCTCCTATTTGAGGAACATTACCGCCTTGACCTGCTGTACCATCGTGTCTGTGTCCTGTACTTGACGCACTACTTGAACTATAAATAAATGCGTTTACTAATTGATCGTATTCATTATTAAATAGTGCGGCAGTAATGGTATCGCCATCACTAAATGAACTTTGCCTTGTATAACTTTGTGCCATGTTTTATTGTCTCCCCGATGGTACGTAATCTATATATAATCCGTTAATTGTATAAGGTGAATTTTGATTATCACTAAAAATTCTAAAATAGTTTGTTTGTCCACTTCCTTCTACAGTCTGTCTAACCATAGGATCTGTTTGTCCTCCGAAAGTGTATCCTCCTGCTGTTCCAAAAGTAGCTGTTCCAAATAAAGAAGGACTATCAACAGCTAATGTGTAATCTCCAGGTTGAGGCGAATCTAAACTATCAAAATTATATTTAATCCTTAGTTTAGTATCTACAGTTCCTTCAGGAGTAATAGAAACTTTAACATACTTTAGAGTTTTTAAAGTTCCTAGATCTCCGTAGTCTATATCAGGAGTTTGATATTTAGAAATAATATTAAGAGCGTTACCTGCTGTATCTAATAAGTTATCTCCTGTATCGTGCAAATAAACCTTACCTGCATAATCTCCATGATAATAACGCTCTACTCCATCTGCATCAAAGCCAGAAGTAGAGGCAGAACTCGCGTCTATACCTACAGTTTCAGACCATTGAAAATTTGTAAATCCTTGATCTGTTGTTTTAAGAGTTCCTATTATTCCTCTCGATGAACCGCCTGTAGTAGAGCTTCCGTAATATAAACGATATTGAGCTTTATCTCTAATAACCATACTACTTACATTATAAGTACCTATGTTATCTGCTATATTTTGAATTACTGGCTGAATTGCTCTACTAACTGTTCCTAATTCAACGTCACCAATTCTTGCTGTACCTGCTAGTGTTCTTATACCATCTGGAGCTAAGAATACTAAATCACCGCCAATCTCTTGAATACTTCTTCCGTCAAGACAGCCTATGTTTCCTGTAATTGGCTGTACTGCAATAGTATCAGAATTGTTTATATTTATTAATTTCCAAATACTGTTTTTACAAAATATAATTAAGTCGTCACGAAATGTTCTTAATCCTACAACTTGGTCATCTAATACAATACTTCCTCCATTTGGAAAATCGTCTATATCACTAGCTTCACTATAATGTATTGTATTAGGCGCTGTAGCTCCTCCTGCTACAACTAAATGTCTATCGTGCATTACACAAAATTTAGGGTATATAGTTCCGCTAACTGTTATTTCTTTTGCGTAAAAAGTTCTATTGCTTAATGCTCCTGTTCCTGTCATTTTAAAATAGAAAGGCTTTGCACCAGAACCTTCGTCAGTTATTATTACTTCACCATATTGAGTATCACCTTCGTAAAGAGTAAAATGTGATAAACTTTGAGAAGTTCTAGTTAAAGTACTTCTACCTGTAAAAGTACTATAATTATCTCCACTCGCTGATACGCTGTCTCTATTAATTTGTAGCCAAGTTATACCATCTAAAGTAAAATATATATTAGTTCCTGAACAGGCAATTAAACCATCTCCATAAACTAAAAGACCTAATATATCGTTATCAGTATTAGGATTAGTAGCGCTAGATCCTCCAAATAAAGAATATCCATTTATTCTTCGATAGCCTCCTGCTAAATCTACTTCAAAATTTTCTAATACAGTAGCAGCTCCTGGCTTTCTAAGCATCTCTATAGGACTAGCAGATCTATCAAGTCCTCCTTCACAAGCAATAGCAAAAGGCTGAGAATTTGACATTAGGTTACTCTGACTCTATCGTCTGCTATATATTTAGGAGCAGGACTTAAAAGATTAGATCTCATTTGTCTTAATCCTTTTTTATAATCGTCTAAAGCAAAAGCAGCTCCTTGAGAATTATCCTTAAATTGATGCATATAGTATCTTGCTCTTGCTAGTAATACAGGAGTATACATATCTGGAAATACTACATTGTCTCCGTGTGCGCTTAATGCTGTAGGTAAATCCCAAGCAAAAAACCAAATTTTATAAACTTTATCAGGTATTGGACTTATTCCAAATTTTCTACCATCTGTGCTTCTAAATACAACATTAGGTGTTCCCCACGTTTGAGTATCAGCATCGTCTACGTTTTCTGCTTCTCTTCTAAAATCTTTCCAGTCTTCAAGAGTTACAAATCTAAGGTTCTTACTAGTATAAGGAGCAGACTCTCCGCTTACTCCTATAGTAGTCATATAAAAGTCATCCCAATTAACAGCTCCATAATCGTTTGCTACTGAACTTGACGATGCCTTCAATTCATACCAACGTGTTCCAGCGACAGTTTCAACACTAACGTTTCCGTATAAAGGATCTGTTGCTCCACTTTCTCCAGTAGCTAGAAAAGTCCAGCGAGGTTCAGAAGTTACTATATCACTATATGCTCTATTTATACAGTCTTTTACATGAGCCTGTATTCCTAAAGCACTACTAAAATTAGACGAAGTTAAAGGTACTTCGTTTGTTTCTCTAAGTAGTTCGTTTGTTAATGTTAAAAATGAAGTTGCCATCTATTTCCCCTAACAAGGTTTAGCTTTTTTCATGCTGTTCTTTACAGCTTTTCCGCCTGAAGAAAACATCATTCTATTTTTAGGAGATTTTTTTCTAACTTTATTTATAGGTCCTTTTTTAGATTTAAATGTAAATTTCCCTCTTGGAATAGGTGTAGGTCCTGAAGGCGGTTTTGAAGGTGTCTTACCCTTACGTTTTTTATGAGGCATTACGTAGCCTGGAATTAATGTTGTCATTTATTACCCCTTTTGCCTGTTGTAGTTTTTTTGTTGTTTACCAAAGATTCTATCCCAACCTTTGCTATATAATTCTTTGTCTTTTTTACTTAGGTGCTTTCCTGCTAAACCTAATTTTCTATTGCCCTTCTTTTTATTTTTTAAAATGACTGGTCTTGAATCTGTGGATATTTGTGGCATATTATTCTACTTTTAATTAGGTTTTTGTACTGATCCGCCAGAACTAAATTTCAATCTAAATACTCCAAAAGGACCACTTAGTACTTTTTGAGCTTTACCTGCACTCTTTTTACTCGCTGATTTATTCTCGGTTGATGCTGTTGTGCCACCTGATACAGCTTTTTTGGCTACTTTGCTTATTTTTTTACTCACTATATTTCCTTTAATTTAAGAGTATGGGGAGGAGTACTCCGATAGAATACCCTCCCGCATACATTGGTTGCTTTAACTAAGATTAGTCGATAGCATAGAAAGCAGACACAAGAGCTTCGCTACGAAGTACATCAGCGCCATAGACGTGAAGACCTCTAACGATGTCACCAAAACTGTCAGGATCACGAAGAACCTCAGTTTGTGTGATAGCTTGTGCTGTAGCTGCGGCTGAGATATGTCCAGCTATACATTTACCACTTGCTGTAGAAGCAGCGGCAATGTTATTAGATTTATACATATCAAAACCACGCAACTTTCCGCTTGATACTAAGCCATTTCTAAGAGAACCTTGACCTGCGTTGTAGTCAACTGACATTAGTTTTGAACTAGACTGAGCTAGTTGCTCGTACCATGAAGGAGGAGCAACAAACCATCTTCCTTCTTCAGGAACATTTTGCTCGTCCAATAGTCTAGCCATAAATGCCATTACATCAAGGGGATCAGCTCCAGTACCATCAGAACCTGTTAGGTCGATAGAATTAGAACCACCTTGATGCTGCCCCATTGTTTGAGTAGCCGCCGCCGCATCAGCACCTAACACATGGTCAGGTGAAGAGCTAGAGACTCCACTAAACAATTCGGCAATAACACCTTCGTCAAAAGCATCTTTAAGAGCGTAAGCCGCAGAAGAGGATGCTACCTCTTTCCAGTTTACGTGAGACATAGATTTCTCAATGTCATCTACTTTGAATTTGAAAGCGTTTGCTACATCAACAGTAAGGGTTTCTTCAACGTCAGTCAACTTAGTCTGTGTCACGTCCGCACCTCTTTCATACTGATAAACAGTAATTGTAGGTTCTTTGACGATTCTCACAGTATCACCAAAAGCAGAAATCTCACCAGAATAATCGGTGTTAGTGATTGCTTCAGCTACTGAGGCTTTTCTAAAAAAGTTAAGTACCTTCTTGGAATAAACCTTAGGCATGAAGAATGCATTAGTTTGTCCACTTTCGGAGTTCGCAAAGTTGCCGTTAGTATCAGTCGACTGCTCGAATAAAGCGTCAGATTGATTATAAGCCATTTAAGTCACCATTAAATGTTAAAGGTTAATATTTAACCACGAACTCTACCTTCGTCTAAAGCCTTATCTATCTCTGATTCGAGACGATCAAACTCATCCATAGGTAGTGCCGCGATCTCCTCCTGAGTCCAAATTTTAGGTTCTGATGTAGCATCTACAGTAGTAGTCTTTGTGGATACCATATCAGCAGCCTTTGAGCTTGAACTCTTAGACTTATTACGAGTTTGTTTTTTCTGAGAAGCGTCAAGTAAACCAACGTCTTGCTTAAATAAATCAATAGCTCGACTTGCTAAACGAACATTATGTGGGTTGTTGTACACCCAGGTCTGAATATCTTCTGGTTGTTCTTTTGCCCAGTCATGAAAGTCATCACTGTCTCGAATGTCTGCAAAATCAGGATGCTTATTAAGCAATTCAGATTCAGCTTCTTTTCTTAGGGCTACAGCTTCTCTTTCTTCCAAAAGTTGAATCTTAGCAGTTAATTCTTCTACTTTAGATTCGCTTTGTAAGTGTGAAACTGTTTCAACAACATCATAAACTTCAGGATATTGTGCCTTAAACTTTTCAAGTTCTTCCGCAGTTTTAGGAGCTTTGTACTCAGGTCGCGAAGCTGTTGCTTCTTGAATAAGTTCTTGCTCCCTGCTTCTAAATTCGTTAAGTTTAGAATCATAATGTTTTTTAAGATCATCATACCTTTTTTTATAGTTAGGCTTTTTATAGGGCTTGGAATCTTGCGTAGCTTCTTGTTTTTCCTCTTCTTCAGTTTCTTGAACTTTAGGTTGAGGTTCAACAAATAAACTAGTAGCGTCTAAGCCTTCTTTAGGCATAACATCCTCCGTGTGCCAAGATTTCTTTGCATTATACGGATTAGGCATGGGTTCATTTTGAGTTTCTTCAGAAACTACATTTTCGTTATCAGTCATTTTACTCTCCTTCCTTTGTGCTTACTATAACAAGGTGGCTTATTCCAAGAACGTCTTCTCATAAGTGCTTGACCTGTAAGGTGGCATCAAAAGGTATTTACTTTTTTAAGTTATGTAAAGTGCTGTCTGACTAAAACAGGTGGCTTTACGTTATGAATCTAGGATTGAAATAGGCTGTATCTAGGATTTTGGAACATCATAGCTTTTTTAGTTTCTTTTTCCGCTAAAGAAGATCCCATCAACTTTTGTTGTTGTTGGGGATCAATTTTAGGTTTAATAGAAGCATGTACTATTTCTTGTTCTTCTTCTCCTTCGACCTTTTCTACTTCTCCTCCAGATTGTTTTTGTAGTCTTCTTTCATCAGCTTCTGATTCTGCTTGTCTCATCAAACTTTCTAAGTTATCAGTTCCAATTTCATCAGCAGCTTTTGAAGTCATGACAAATTCTCCGTCCGATAACCTTGCAGGTATCGAATCAGAAACTGGAGATCCTGGTCCTTCTACAGAACCAGCACCTGAAAATTCTGATGCAGTTTCTACGACACGATCAAATATAGTACTTAATCTTTCATCGCCTTCTAATCTTTCTAAAAGATACTGCTCGTCTTCCATTGATAGGGACTCTCCTATCACATATTCTATATAATCTTGTTCCATTATTTCGTCTGGAACTTGCTTTTCTTCCATCATTTCTGGAGCTAACGAAGTTTTTTCGTCCGCTAAAACTTCTTCTTCGCCTTCCATTAGAGATCCCATTTCTTTATCTATTCCGAGAATCTCTTCATCTGTAATAGGCTCAGGCTCAACATCGCCTCCTTCACGATAAAGAACTTTTTCTACTTTATCTTTAGCTTTCATATCTTTTCGATACTGTTCTTTACCTTCTTTAGTATAGGCATAATGTTTTTTCCCAATTTTAGGCATTCTCGTCTCCTCTATTTAATGCTTCATTAACCTGTTCCTTGAGCTGCTCTAGGCGAACCAGAGAACTGATCTTCCCCTGGTAACGGAACATCTCCTGTTCCGATGTTGCCACCGCCAGTCCCTGTAACTCCAAGTTCTTGAGGCTGTTCAGGTGTTCCAGCAGCGCCTCCCATAGCTCCCTGTTCTTGACCAGTGGGTTGAGCCTGTGGGCTATCTTCTTGTCCAGCATTTTGCATTCCTATAATTTGTGCCATAATAGCTGCTTCCTCAGGATCATTGAGTATCTCATCAGGATCAAGATCCAAACTATAAGCAAGTTCACTTATTAATTTAGAAATTTTAACAAATGGTGCAATAGCTGGACTTTGTGCAGTTTGTAAGAACATAGTCAATCTTTGACTTCTTACTTCTTTCTGCATCAAGCTATTTGTTCCCATAGCTGTAATTTCTAAATCTCCTTCGATTCCTATCTTGCCTTCCATAAATTGCATATTCCATTGAAAGTATGCTTCACCTAAAGGCTTTAATAAGAAATCATCTAAATTCTTTACAACTGTTTTTATATTAAGACTAGCAGCTCCAAGTAACATTGACATTCCAGAAGCAGTTCTTGTCATGCTTTGAACTCCTGTTTGCCCATGACTATAGCTAGGAAGTCCTGTCTGCTCGTCTGCAAGTTGTCTAAACCTATCAAACATCATCATGTTCTCAGGCGCAGTATTAGGGAATTTTAAACCATACACTGCTTGTCCAGGCATTCCTGCTTGTCTACGAAATATTTTGCCTGGATATATTTCCATAGATTGTCCGCCTACTAAGGCTGATTCATCCACATCAAAAACTACAGATCCTGCCAGTGCTAAATTATCTATAGCCATTCTAGCATGACCATTCATTATCTGTTGGCTATCATCCATGTTTTCCGCTACCCCTATACCAAAGAAATTATAAGGATTTCTTTCGTAAGGGAAAGCATGATAAGGTAATCTGTGCGGAGTAAAAGGATTTACAACTACTCTAAGAAGTTTTCCATTGCATATCCACGCGTTTATTTGAACTTCGTCTAAATCGTCTATACTATCAGGAACATCTACTTCAGCTTGTCTTAGATACTCAGCATCCATTATTCCCCAATATTCTAATACTTCGTATTTATCTGAACCATAATCTTTATCATTATCGTCTTCTCTTAACTGAGCGTCATAGTATCTATCTTCATAGTTTGATCCCATCATTAAACAATCACGAATAGCATCACTATCAAAGTAAGGCATTTTGCGCAAAGCGCGTAACTGGCTTTTGTTTAGCTTATGTCTATGGAAAACATATTCACATTCTTCCATATTAGTTGCTGAAGGATCTGGAAAGAAATCCCAAATACTTACAAATTCAATTCTAGGAACTCTTACATTAATAGGAGAATATTCTCTTTCTCCTTCTTCTCCTTCTTCCCAACGATTTAAAGTTTTATTAAAATTAAAAGGTCCTTTAACAATTCCTGTTCCTAAGAGTGCTGATTCAAGAAGTGCGTTCCTTATTTCAGACGATCCGTTAGATTCTTCAATTTGATCGTGAATAAGTTTTTCCATTCTGCGAGAAGATTCTTGAGCTGGTTTTATAGTAGGATTTTCAGAAATAGAACTAGGACCTTCTGTTAATCTATCAGCAACTTCTTTATCTAAAAATGAAATATCTGAAAAAGTTGCGCCAGGTTTTAAAACTCTACCATCGCCTTCAAATCCTACATCAAAAGGATTTTCAGTTTCTTCTTCTTCTGGCTCTTCTTCAGGAATACTTGTCTCTATTCCAGGAGAAGGATTTTGCATATCTAAGTGAGCAAACTCAGAAATTCCTTCAGGAACTTTAGTTTCTTTTACACCTATAGGAAAATTACCTGTTCCAAAAATTACATCTACAAGTTGACCAAAAGCAGCCAATACCTTAGTTTTTGTAATCTTTACAAATACTTTAGACTTCTCAGACTCTCTAAATTTAAGTTTCTTATCGTAAAGTCCTCTGTAATTTCTATACGCTGTCAGCCAACGATGCTCATTAGGTATTCGTGCTGACTCTGCATCTGAAAAACGAGATTTAATAAGCCCAACTAAATTTAATCGTTGGTCTTCTTCTAATACAAGTTTTTTGCCTTGCTCCCCTTCTACATTTTCAAAGAAAGGAGCATCAGCGTTTAAAGTATTTATTATTTCTTTTTCTGCCATATATTAATATCCAAAATCAGGATCTACAGGATCGTAAATGGATTCTCTTTTTAAGTCTCTTATACGCTGTAAAGGATCGTTTATTCGAGGTCTACTCATTATTAAATAGCGCAAAGCATCATACGCATGGTCTGATGCATTTGTGTCTACGTCTTCAGGGTTTGTTTTACTTAGAGGGATACTTTGTAGTTCTCGAATCAAGTTGGGACAAGTGTTAAATATTTGAAGTTTAGGTCGACTCCCACTATTCTGAACTCGTAAGTATTCGTGTATTTGAATTTTTCCCTGTATTCTATTTTTATCTGCTCTTCTGAGCTTATGTCCTAATTGCTGAAGAGACTCACCAACAGTCGGACCAGTCGTTCCTGTTCTTGCCCAAGCGGCTGTATCTAGCACTCCTGGTACAGAAAAAGGATCTTCTACTTCTAATTCAGTTATTATACGTCCTAGATCAAGTCCTGTCAAGCCCTTTCGATATAATTCTCTATAAATTATTAAAGTTCCATCAGTTCTATCCACTACTCCCCATAGACAACAGCTCTCTGCAGCATACCCATAATCAATACCTTTTACTCTTTCCCATACTACAGGAAGATGAAAAGGTTCTATAACATGCAAGTTTGGATCAAACTCAACAAAAGCAGCGCCTTCAGCTACATCCCAATTACCTTCTAAAAGTTGTTTACGTTGAATAGGAGGAAGAGCTTTAAGCATTTCTTCGTATCTTCCGTCTTTTGCTAAATATGGATTATCGTCCAATCTAGCAGGAATAAATTTACGAGTTAGCCCATCTTTTCCTATAAAAGAAGTATTAAATTTTGAAGGTTCAATATATCTCTTTTTTACCCAATGTGCGCCAACTCCGCCAGGGTTAGCTGTACATCTTAAATAAGTTTGTATAGAAGGATCAGTAGTTCTTAATCTCGATGCTAAATAGTTCCAGCCAAACTCTGTGGGAAGGTGTGTTATCTCATCAAAACCTATCCAACTATATGCTTGACCTTGATAACGATAAACATCAGCGTCTCTTTCAAGGAATCCAAATTCTATCTTAGCACCGCTTGGAAAGTTCCAAAGTTTTTCAACCTCTCTAAACTTACATCCAGGGAAAGCCAAAGGATATAATTCTCTTGACTTATCTATAAGTTCGCGTAGCTCAGGCATAGATCTTCTAAGTATTAAAGCTCTATGTGCTTTTTTATGCGCATATCTTAAAGGATCAACTAACATAGCATAAGACTTACCGCCTCCTGCAGCTCCTCCATATAAAACATCTCGTTCAGGAGCCGCTAAGAAATCTGTCTGAGGACCTTCGTTTGCATGAAATACGACTGAATCTTCCGTCTCTTCTACATGTTTTTTGACAGAAGGAGTTAAAGAATCTAAATCTGAATCTAAAATAACTTTGTTATCTTCTTTATTATCTAGCTTATTTAAAACTTTCTTTTGAGTTTTTAAATTAGTAGTATGAGAAGATATTTGATTTTTTAGTTTAGCAATCTTTTCTTCTTTCTTTTTTATAGATCTTCTAGCACTCATTTTAGCTTTAGTCTTAGAGTGGTAGTTATAATTGCTTTTAGATCCTTTAGGTCTACCCCTTTTTCTTTTCGGCTTAGAAGTTAAGTCTTTCTTGTCTTTTGCCATACTTTTTATCTATAATTTTTTTTAAACCAGCAGGACTTATCCTTCTTCCTGTATAATGTTCTAATTGAACACAGCCTTCACGTAATGATATTTCTTCATTAATTACTTGCTTTTCTACATCTTTTAAAGCATCTAACTGTTCTGGAACAGGTTTAATATAATTATTATTGCTTTCAGATAATTCATATCCAAAAGGTATAGTAGAACTAGTCCGCCTTTTTAATTGGGTAAGTAAACTTTCCATTAGTGTTTCTTAGGTCTTTTTTTTGCTTTAGTAATAGGCTTTACTTTATCTTCTGCAAATTCTACAACCCTATCAGGCTCTCCTTGCAGTTGTTCTAAATCAACAACCTTTCCTGATGAATCAAACTTGTATTCCATGTAGTCGCTATGAACTGTACTTCTAATCCACAATACAGGACACACTTTTAACCATTCATAAAATATGTCAGGCATTTTATTTTCATCTCTAAACTGTTCTTCAAACGTTTCGCTAATAGCCATTGGCTTCTCCTAAGTTATAAATTTAACATTATGTAATTTGCGCCTCATTCTTGAAATTCTTTTCTTTGTTAGGTTTCCTAAATGCTCTACTATTTTCTTTTCTTTTTTAGGAAGCCCTTCAGTATAGGGTAATAATTTATCTAAACAATATGCATATGTTTCTAAAACTGATATATCTTTTTTGTTTAGTATGTCTATATAATTATAAATACAAGCACTTTCTCCTAACACACCATACGTAAGTGCGTCTGAACAATTAATAGTTTGTTCTTTAAATATAGGATCATCTCTATGATTCATATATCTAGGCATAAATAATTTTTTTATGTTTGGTAATATTCCTTGATCTTTAGCAGGAATCCTATGCCATTTTAAAGGATTTATTATAAATAAAGAAAGATCTATTATTCCTTTATTCATTGGAGTACTTATTAGATTATAGTGTTTTGCTATTGATGGGTGATCTGTATATACTCCTTGCCTACTAACACACATATCATATTTCATTAATTTATCTCTACTAGGTAAATCACTATCTTTTATATTTAACACTAATCCGCTTTTAACTATTAAAGTAATATCGTCTATATTATGTAGAGCTGTAGCTAATTTACTTTTTCCACATGGAACAACTTTATATTGAAACTGTGGCATATTCATTTCAATAGAGTTAATCGTTAAAGCTGTTAAGTTATTAACCTCCAGTATTAAGATCTTTCGGCTTTTTAGGCTGGACATGTTTTATATCTTTAAAATAATTAAAAAAGTTATTTATTCTTTCTTTAGGATTATGTACTAAATAAGAAACTAAGCCTGAATATTCTGAAGACAGTATACGCTTTAAATCTAAAGGACTTGGTTCATTGTCTAATTTTCCTTTCCATAAAGCAGTATATATAGGAGTATATGTTCTAGGATTACATCCTTCTTTATCAAATAAGTTTATTTTGCTTCCTTGTGCTAAACCTATTAATCCCATTTCAGAATTACTACAACAACCTACAATCTCTGCTTGTTTTAATAACGAATGTCCTGAAAGTTTTTTGTCTATAATTCTATCTTTAAATTTTCTTTTTAAATCGGCAAAGGCATATGCAGAAGTAAGAGGATGACATTTAAGATATGCGCCTTTATCTATTTCCTGCTCTACTCTGTCCATGTCTACTATATCGTATAATATATTAGTGCCTGGTAAGAATATAACATATTTAGGTTTAAACTTAGTTCTTCTTAATCTATATTTATCTAAGCTCTTAATTGCTAGTTCTTTAAAAAGCATATCGCCTTCTTCAGTAACGACTTCTTTCATAGATTCAATCATTATTTGACTAGCGTATTGAAACGAGGCAGGTTTCATATAAATAAACTTAGACATAGCATCTGTATAAACATAGCCATGTATCCTAGAGTCTTTAGGGAAATCATACCAAATATCGTATTCAAGATTAGTTCCGTGATTACCTTTCTTTGGTAAAAGTTTATGTATTTCACTTAATCGTTCATTTTCTTCATTTCTAAGAACACTTCCAGATTTAAAGAAGTGAGCTGTCTTATCATTCAATACATCGTTTAATGCTAGTGTTTCAATGGGCATTTAATTTTTTCTCTATTTCTTCAAGCCTATCTTCAAATTCTTCTAGTCTTTCATCAACTTCTTTAAAATGGTCTACAATAATATGTAATGTTTCTTCAGTTCGCCTACCAATTAATTTAATTTCTTCTTCTATCTTATCCTTTTCCAAGAACCACACTCCTTTACTACTTTATTTGAAGGTGAGCTTTCACGATCACCTGAATCTGTTACTGTTATATAAAACCAATATAATCCTTCAGTCAACCCTCGTATCTCCCATTGAATTAAATATACATCTGTAATATCAATTATTCTTGTCAAGCCTTTTATGTCACTCATGTAGATTGTAAATTTCTGCAATTCTTCTAGCATTAACTCACTACCATCAATCCTTTCTGTAGGTATCTCCCATGATAATGTAGCTATACAGGTATCTTCAATAACAGGCACATCGTCTGTATAATTAATATTATCTGAACAACTAGCTAATAATAATAATATTACTACTAGTATTCTTTCCATATAACGTTTATTCCTCTTCGATTAAGTTCTTTTAAAACCTTATGTTTCTTTTTTGGAACTGCATTACTTGAATTTAAATAGTCAAATAGTTCTTTTTTAGATGTTCCCTTCATGTAATGATGAACAACTTTATGAGTATCTGTTCTTCTATTATAACTTTTTTCAGTAGGTTTAAACTTAGTCGGCATTTTGAAATTGTTTTTTAAGCCAGTTCTTATTCTTTGCTACGTATTCTTCCATATTTTTATATGGTTTTTGTCCGTGATGCCAACGTTCATAACAGTTTTCGTCATACATATATCTACAATAACTTTTAAAATCTTTACTAGTCCTCATTAACTTCTGCCTCTATAACTGTAATAGGTTCGTCTTGTATTTTGGCAGGAAGGATAAAAACACCTCCTCCTACATTATGATTAACATCTACTCTTTCTTTTTTAACTACACCTACTCTATCTAATATTGTCTGAGCTGCTTGTAATTTGTTAGCTACCTGAGGAATTGGCTTATCAGTATTCATAATATCTACTAATTTAAAAGCTGCTTCAGGAGCGCTGTGCGCCAAAACATCCGTTGCGAGATCTACGATCTCATTCTTTAAAGACTTAACAACCTGATAGTGGTTTCCTGAATATCCAGCCAATTCTGCGGCTTTCTTAGGATCTCCATTAACTTCTATTAAACAATCTAAGAACTTCTGTTGCTTTTCAGTTAGTTGTTTGTTTCTTTCTTTTTCTTGTAAGTAGGTATTTCCCATGATGTGTCCATTATAGGACTGGTTTACAAAGTTGTCAAGTTATTTTAAAAATAAATATTGCTTGACAAATATAAAATCTGCCTGTATACTAAATGTAACACTGCCCAGGGTTGCATACCTAACACCACCTAGTTAGGAACTTTAAAAATAATCGGCAAAGTTATCAAGTAAACAGTCATTTCTGGCTTAAAATATTTAATCACTACATTTAAGAGGGGGACACCTAGTATGGCATCCTGCCTCCCCCTTACCCTATAACTACACTTTAAAACTTTTTAGATGGTGAGCTGACAAACTTTGCAAGTTTGAAAAGTTTTCCAGGTATCGCGCTAACTTTAAAAGTCTTTGCAGTGCAAAGAGTTGTAAACCTGACAAGTTTACAAGTGATATTGAATTTTAAATGTAAATATTTTTTACTGAATGACTTTGCAATTTTTCAGTTTTATCAAGTGGTTGAATATTAATTGTATGGCTTGGACCATAAAAAAAGCCCTCAAGAATTTGAGAGCTTTTTAAGTGTGACAAGCTAAGCAGTGGTATCAATTTCGTTAAAGTTAAATGTTCTTTTTAGGTGCTGGACTGATTAGTCTAGCCATGAGTTTGAACTTGTCATAGTGCCATTGATAACTATCAAAATCATCTAATCTTGAATATCTATCCATTTCAATTAGATGATATATCAAGTCATCAAGTTCGGCTAAGTCGAAGTTCTTTAACCAGTTCAAAACAACCTGACCTGACTTGTTTGGTGTGGTGTCATCACGCACTGTATTTTGATAAATAAAGCTCATTATTTCACCCCCTGACTTTTGATGTACTCATCAATAATCTTTGCCAGTTTGTCAGTCTCAGTTTTGACCTTTTTCTCATCTAATCGCAGTAAGTAATTGCTGATTTTAGCTGAGAGTTTTTTGGTTGCATCGGTTCTTGCCTTTGCACCACCACGCTGACTGTATGCTTTTCTCACTTCAGTGAATGTTGTGGATTTTTTGATCTTTTCACCTGAGCCACCAATTTCTTTGCCTGATTCATTGAGTTGATCTTTATCACTAACATAACTGATTATATATCTAACATACTGTTGCATCGTTGCATTAGCACTTGTCCTGTCTTTGTAGGCTATACCAGTGTTACCACTTAGTCCTTGCCTTTTCCAGCCATTCAAGTCCCAAATTTCATTCCTGACTTTCATAAATGCATCATAAGATTGAGTCTTTAGATGATGATCTTGAAAATAAGAAAGCAACTTTTCACCTTGCTCACTATCGGTTACTTTTAATTTTTCTCTCTCATCACTTGTCAGGTTTAATGCTTCGTGAATCGTTTTGAAAATTAAAGCACCTTTTGTGATTGTCGTTGAAACACTAAAGGTCTTTTTGGTTTTCGTTTCTTGGTTTAATTTTTGAGTTTGTTTGCTCATTTGTTTCCCCTTGCATAAAAATGCAGTTGTGAAACGTCAACCACCAACTTAACTTGTCATATTTTTAAAGAACACTGTTGCAGGACATAATCCCACTATTTCATTTTCTCAAAAATCGACCTGTATATCAAACTTATTACCCTGAAAAAAAATAACCCTCTATAAACTTCTTTTACAACTCTTTGCACTGCAAAGACTTACCACTACCCTCAGCTCAGCCTGGATATTTCTTATATATGCTTTAATAGGTAGCAAGGTCAGCTCAAATATTTCTAAAGTTATTTATAGATGCTCTAATAGGTAGGAATTTTTTTATATATGCTTTAATAGATAGGCTAGATTTTTTATATATGCTTTAATAGGTAGCTGAAGGTAGGATTTTTTTGAGGTCGATTATTTGCAATCGTTTCAGGGTTACTGTAAAATGGTGCGTAGCACCAGAAAATAAAATGATGCTAAAAATATAAACCAATTACAACTCTTTGCACTGCAAAGACTTATACAAAGGGGAAAAAAATGAATAATAAATTTGAGCATATAAAGCTCACCACTAGAAAGGACTTCTTACAGGATGAGATAGATATGAAAATACGAGCTGTAAAAAGTGCTAATGCTGAGGATATCTTAGCTCATGGTTTAACTGAGTTAGAGTTAGAGTCAGCAAAATTATTAGAGCTGTTAGTGATACAGTCTAAAGGATGTAGGGCTACAATTAATATTCGGATGCAGTTAAGAGATGAGTAAACTGAATTGGAATAGTCCTGCTAACGCTAGGTATTTACCTGAGATGAGAACATCTAAAGTTTTTGATACCATAGCTCCTACTTTAGAGAGAAGGATTAAAGTAAGTAGAGGACACACTAACCTACCTAAGAATTTATATAGAAGTAGTAGATTAAAACAAACTATGAAAGCTAAGGGATGGGTATACTAATGTCCATAGAATCAGAAGAAATAAAGAGGTTAGAATTTATTATTAAGCTGGTTGAAAAAGAGCTAACTAATTGTAGGGTTGCTCTTGTTCTAGCTAATAATAGAACAAAGCAAATAAAACATTCTGAAGATGCCTCTAATATATATCTTGATGTAGTTCAGAAGGGTGTAGATGCAGGTATGAATGAGAATGATTTTTATTATAACCTTGAGGAAGTAAGGAGAGCGTCTAATAAATTAGAGTCAGCTATCTTTAGGATGGTAGAGCCTATTGAAGAAAAAATAAGTTTCTATGAGAATAAGATAGAAGAGCATGAAGATAGGATAGAGGCTATAGAAACAGAGGGACTGTTGCCTGATAAGTATCAGTCTATTAGTAGGGACAATGCAGATTACTTTGTGGTTGATGACGATGAGCAATAAAGAATATAAAGAGGCAACATATGAGGAGCGTTATAAAATAGCTAGGAAAAAGGCTATTAAAGAGGCTCAATCTATGGGATATAAAGGCACTGAAAGGTATTATTTCATAGAGCAAAGAACAGACGATTTATTAGGAGAGTTTGATGATAAGTAAAGAAGAAATGATTGAACAAATAAGAATCATATTAAAAGCTAACGAGGACAATCCTCATTGTTCTGTAGAGTTCTTAGTAGCTATGATTAAAGAAGTGATAGAGGAGGAGTCTGATGATACCTAAAATAAGTAAGACTTCTAAGATGCCTTCAGAGAGCTGGTCTACAAGAGCATGGGACACTTGTCCTGCTAAGATTAACTTAAAGACTAGGGAAGTAGACGATGCTTGTAAGACTTGCTATGCTAGGTTTGGACATTATAGGATGCCTACAGTAGAGAAGGCTAGAGAACATAACGAAAGGGCATGGAAAGACGACATCTTTGTTCCTTACATGGTCAATTATCTGGAGCCACATAGATTATTTAGGTGGTTTGATAGTGGGGACATGTATCATATAAGGTTAGCTGAAAAAATATATGAGGTATGTAAGCAAACAGAGTGGTGTAGGCATTGGATTCCTACCAGGATGTATAAGATAGATAAGTTTAAGGATGTAATAGATAGGTTAAACAATCTACCTAATGTTGTTGTTAGGTTCTCAAGTCCTAGTATAGTAGGCGAAGTTATAGAGGGAAGATATACTTCTACTATAATACCTTCAAAAGATTATAAGACTAAAGCAAAAGTATGTTATGCTTACTTAACAGATAAGAAAGGTAGGGTTTGGAGAGCTGAAGATAAAGAAAGACTCACTAAAGAACAAATAAGAGAGCAAGACTTTGGACACTGTGGAACTTGTAGGTCTTGTTGGTCTAAAGAAGAACAAACAATAGCTTATGTAGGGCATGGGCAGGTAATGAAGAGTGTATTAAAGAAGAAAGGTTTAATAAAAGGTTGAGATAGATGTGGTCTATCGGGCAAGGGTGGGTAAAACTAGGTACTTCAGTTGAAATACTATAATAGACAAGGCAGATACAACGAAGTTAAAGGTACTGCACCTAGTTAAAATTTCTATAGGCTAAAGAGCAGTTGCCTTAATATACTGCTCACTTTAATCAGAGGGGTATTATGTCTGAGTATGTAATAAAGAACGTTCCTTGTGGGAACTACAAAGAGAAGGAAGACTACCAAAAGTTTATTGATATGCTGAGAAGTGGGCTAGAAGGAACACCTTTTAGAATATCTAAGCAAAGAGGTAGAGGACCAAGAAGAGAAACAGCGATGGCGCATGGACTACATCCTACAGCCTACGATCAGGACTTACCTGTAGAGTATTCTACAACAGCAACAGTCTATATAGATTGGAGAGATAGTAGAAAGGCAAGGATAGCTAGGCTATTAGAGCAAAGAAGAAGTTATTCTTATGTTAAGTGGATGCTTGATAAAGAGCTGAACAGAGTGGATCGCATGATCGAGGAGCTGTCTGATGGGTAAGGTTAAAGAACACCTAATGGATTTAGAAGAGGCAGTCTTAGATGTATCAGGCGAGGCATATGATAGGATGGATTTGAAGGGAGTTCTTGAAAAGAATTATGTCCACTACTATCCTATGTTTGTTGAGCAGGTAGTTAAATTATTACGCAAACAAAATCATCCTTTAGCTGATGATACCTGGCTAGAAGATGTAGCAATAAAATATTACATGGAAGAAATTCTTGGTATTGAGTGGGATTTTGCAAAGGAGTAAGACAACAGCCTATAATAAGTGTTGTCCACAAGTGAGGAGTATGTCATGACTGGAATAACAGTAGACGCTACTCGTAATGAAAGCTATGGTAGATTCTATAACTTACTTAATCTGGTTTCAGGTAAGTATGGTAGACGAATCTACGCTAGTCGATGGGAAATAGTTCGATCAGGCTTGGGAACGGAAGTTCATCTTGGTCGTTTCTACATTACCTTTAGATTAGTTAGCTTTTCATAAGCGACTTAACCAGATTAGTTCATCTGTCCCTTAAAGATAATAGGGTAAAGGTAACGGAGGTATAGGTAGGAAATTTATTTTAAATTAATTACATTAAAGAATGTTATGGAAAACAATAACTTACAGAAAAGGATAGACAAAGTAATAGATAAACATGATCGTATTCTTGACGAGAATAATTTTGGTTTATGGATAGAGCCTTGTCCCTTATATCCTAAAGAACATATTAAAGTAGAAAGAACAGAAGAAGATGAAATCAAAGAGCTGGATTTTTCCTCTTGATTTTTTGTTTGTTAGATGATATTTTATTTATATATATATATATGTATATAT